CACCACGCACCAGGTGCTGCGAAAGAAGTCGAACACGAACGGCGACACCGAGTGGGTCGACCCGACGGATGCGAACGTCGTCGTGGACATGATCGAAGAGACGCAGACCCTGGCGGCAAGCCAGACGGCCGTCATCCTAACTACTGTCACCACGAACGGCCTCGTGGTCTACATCGATGGCGTGCGCCTAAAGGCTGCGGACTGGACGACGGTGGATGCGACCCACCTGACGCTGGCGCAGAGCTACCCCGCAGGAACGACGTTCACCGGGGCTCAGAACGAGCCGGCCGGCACCATCGTCTACCCGCTCGCGCAATCGCAGAACCTGGCGGACGTTCCGAACAAGGCGGCCGCGCGCGCGAACCTGGGCGTCCCGAGCACCACCGACCTGACGAACGCCGTTCCGCCCGGCATCGTCGACCACTACGCCGGCACGACGCCGCCCGCTGGCTGGCTGGCGCGCAATGGCGCGGCGATCAGCCGTACCGCCTATGCGTCGCTGTTTGCCGTGCTGGGCACGACGTTCGGTGCGGGTGACGGATTCAACACGTTCAACCTTCCCGATGATCGCGGCTTGTTCGACCGCGCTTATGACGGCGGCCGGGGCTACGATACGGGCCGCGTGTTCGGCAGCTACCAAGCGGACGACATCATCAGCCACACTCACCCGAACAACTGGCAGATGTACGACGAGAACGGGAAGAACAACGACCACATGGGTAGCGGCGGCCCGAATATCGAAACGGTGTATTTCACCTTGCCGACCGGTGCGACTGGCGGCAGCGAGACGCGCCCGAAGAATCGCGCCTACCTCCCGATTATCAAATACTGACCATGGACAGAATCACCGTCTACCAATGCGACATTGCCGGTCACTTCGTCGGCAAGGAAGTCGCGCACGCGTCCCCGCTGGAGGAAGACGTTTTCCACATCCCTGCCGGCTGCGTACAGGTCGCACCGCCCGACGCATGGCCCGATGACAAGTGGCCTCGCTGGAATGGCGCGAGCTGGGACCTCGTGACGAAGCCGGCAGCGGTCGTATCCGATCCCGTCGCCAAGCTGCAGGCGTTCCTGGCCGCCAACCCCGATGTTGCGGCCGTCCTCAAACAAGGGAGTGTATGAGCCGCGTACTCGATTTGTGGGCCGGCATGACCGGCACCGTTCTTGACTTCGCAGGGGCCACGGCACCGACTGGCTGGCTTCTGTGCTACGGGCAGGCCATCAGCCGAACGACCTACGCGCCGCTGTTCGCGGCCATCGGAACGACCCACGGCGCGGGTGACGGGTCCACCACCTTCAACCTGCCGGACTGCCGAGGCCGTGTCGCCGCAGGCAAGGACGACATGGGCGGTACGGCTGCGGCACGCCTGACCAGCGCAGGCAGCGGCGTTGCCGGCACTACGCTGGGCGGCGCGGGCGGCGCGGAGACGGTGACGCTGACGGCCACGCAGATTCCGGCCCACACCCATGGGCAACAAGGCCAGCCCAGCGGTTCTGCAGGCGCGAGCGGCTCACCTGTGATTCAAATACCGCTGGCACGACTGCGGCCGGCACGACATCGGCGAACACTGGCGGCGGCGGTGCCCACAACAATGCGCAGCCCACGCTGGTCCTGAACAAGATCATCAAGACCTGAAACCCCGCAAGAGGAACGCGACACCTGCCGCGACCACAATCGCGGCAAATCTCTATAGGCACGATCAAGGTTAAACATGACCGATACGTTTCTGCACGGTGTTGAAGTCGAGGAAGTGACCGATGGCACGCGCACCATCACCACGGTCGCATCCGCCATCATCGGCATCGTCGGGACCGCGCCGGACTCCGCGCCGGAAGTCACCGCAACGCTGGTGTTCGGCAGCACCTCGGCGAATACCGGCGTCACGGTCACGTCCAAGCTTACCGGTATCCTGGGCAACAAGGTCAGCCTGATCCTGAAGAACCCGAAGGCGAACAGCGCAGCGCTGTCCGTCAGCGTGAGTTCGCAGGCCATCACGGTGCTGCTGGCGACCGGAAGCACGGGTGCCATCACGACCACGGCCGCGCAGCTGATCTCCGCCTTGACCGCGAACACCGACGCCGCCGCCCTGGCGACGTTCACGGCGACCAGCCCGAGCACGGGCGCTGGCATCGTCGCCGCGCTGCCGCTGACGTACCTGTCGGGCGGCGCGGACGAGGCGTTCCCGCTGAACGTCCCGACCATCATCGCCGGTTCGCTGACGCAGGCCGCCAAGCTGGGAAGCTCGGGCACGCTGCCGGATGCGCTGGATTCGATCATGGACCAGACCGGTGCCGTGGTCGTCGTCGTGCGCGTCGACGTGGGCGACACCGATTCCGAGACCATGGCGAATGTCATCGGCGGCGTGAATTCCGTGACCGGTGCCTACGAAGGCAGCTACGCGTTCCTGGCGTCCGAGTCTACCAACGGCTACCGCCCGCGCATCCTGATCGCGCCGGGCTTCACGCAGACGCGAACCAGCACCACGGCGAACGCTGTCGTGGCGCAGCTGGTCACCATCGCCGAGCGACTGCGCGCCGTCATCGTCGCCGACGCACCGAGCACGACCGATGCCGACGCCGTGGCCTACGCCAGCGATTTCGACAGCAAGCGCATCCTGCTGGTCGACCCGCGCGTGACGAAGACCGACAGCAACGGGTCGAGCTACTACGGATGGTCCAGCGCCGTCTGGGCCGGCATCATCTGCCAGACCGACAACGAACTGGGCTTCTGGTGGTCCCCGTCGAACAAGCCCATTGCCGGCATCGTCGGCACGGAGCGCAGCATCGACTTCGCGCTGGGCGACGCATCGAGCCGCGCGAACCTGCTGAACGCGTCGAACGTCGCGACGATCATCCACCAGAACGGCTACCGCACGTGGGGCAACCGCACGCTGTCGTCGGATTCGAACTGGTGCTTCCTGTCCGTCGTCCGCACGGCCGACATCCTGAACGACAGCCTGCAGCGCGCGCACCTGTGGGCCGTTGACCAGAACATCACGAAGACCTACGTGGAAAGCGTGGTCGCGAGCGTGAACAACTACATTCGCGGCCTGGTCGCGGAAGGCGCGCTGATCGGCGGCGAATGCTTCGCCGACCCCGACCTGAACACGCCTTCCAACGTCCAGCAGGGCAAGGTATATTTCGACTTCAAGTTCACCCCGCCGTACCCTGCCGAACACATCACGTTCCAGTCCGAGCTGACGAACGAATACCTTTCCACCATCTTTTCCTAAGGACTGAGGCATGGCCGCAGCAAGTGACGTTCGCAAGGCGTTCAACATCTTCGTCAACGGCAAGGGCTACGCCGGCCAGGCCGAGGACTTCAACGCCCCGAAGCTGACCCTGACGCTGGAGAAGTTCCGCGCTGGCGGTATGAACACCGCCGTCAGTCTGAACATGGGCATGGAGGAGATGGAGGCGGATTTCTCGCTGGTGCAGTACAGCGCCGACGTGCTCGCGCTGTTCGGCGTCGCGGCCGGCTCCACGGTCCCCATCATCGCGCGCGAGTCGCTGGAGTCCTACGATGGCACGACGACCGGCGTGGTGCACACCATGTACGGCACCATCAAGGAAATGGACCCCGGTACGTCCACGTCGGGCCAGAAGACCAGCCTGAAGGTCAGCCTGATGCTGTCGTACTACAAGCTGCAGCACGGCGACCGCGTGGTGCAGGAAATCGACGCCGTGAACATGATTCACATCGTCGACGGCACCGACGTGCTGGCCGCGCAACGCGCCGCGCTGGGGATGTGATCGTGGCCGAGGAAAAG